AGCAAAATACCAGCGTTTACCGCCAAATGCTGAAAGGTATTCGCCGGGATTTTCGAGTATTTTTCACGCATGATTTCTCATCTCCTTACATTTTGTAAGCGCCTATGATCAGCATGAGATAGGCGATCTTGAGTTTCGGTTCATCGGGCGGTTGGAATTGGCAGAAGTTCGTATCAGGCCAAAGCCACACCGCGCCGCCGTCAACGGGAATGGAAGCGCCGTCCTCAACGGCGTTTTTGATTTCATCCACCTTTTCCGTGATGGCCTGAAATCCTGTGTCCATATACCAAACGCGGGCCGTCAGGCTGGAACGCTCTCCGGCCTGCGGCTCCCGCAGTTCGTAGGTGATGTAGGGCAGTTCGGCGTTATCGGGTACATTGTTTTCAACGTAGGCGGGAAGCCCGAACCCGGAAAAGAAGCGGTACAGCGCCCCGGCAGTATCTTTCAAGGCTCATCCCACCTTTCGGCGGTTACGGCTCCGATGTTGATATTGCTGACGGCGGGGGATTGCTTGTCCTGGATGTTGCTGGTCACCCGGTACGTGTTGCCGTCCTTTTCGCGCCGGAACACATCATGAAACGCAAGCGGGAAGCCTTTCCGAACGATTACGGTATAGCTTTCCTTCACGCCCTGCTTTTCGGCGATCCTGTCCGCGTCCGTGTCATCCTTGCGGATCACCGCCTCGAACGTTACGCCGTCCACATACGTTTCCTTGTGCCCGCCAAAACATTCAGGAACGATGGAGCGATTGCGCATGGTACAGGTTTCCGTCATGCTGTCCAGCAGCGTGTTTCCCAATCCTGTAATCATAGGCAAATCTTCCTCCAACGGTTCAGGCGGCTTTTGAACACATCCTGCCACGAATAGCCGCCGCCTCCGGCTTCCTCGCTTTTCGTGGTTTTGGAATAGTTATATACGCCTTGAACAGATTCCGAAGAATACGGGCTGTTGACGATGGCACCGTATTTTGCCACCCAATCATTGATCTCTCCAACAAGGGCCATGACCGCAGGAGGAACAGCCATTGCCGCAATGCTGCCTGTAAAAACTTCGGCTTGGAGCCCCGCCGCTTCGGTGTCATCGTCATTCATGATGCCCGTTTCGTGGTATGTGTAAACGCCGTCATTCAGGTCGCTTCCAACCAACCAAAACCGCTGTCCCTCCTTAAGCGGTACGGCGGGGGAAATCACGCCGTCCGCGATGATGTATTCATTGTCCCAGCAGCGCGGATAATCACCATCTTTTGAGATAAAGTAATTGTGTATGTTTTCGCACACTTGTTGCAGCATGATTTCCCCCCTCCTTTCATTACGTTCCGGCTTCTTCTTCCGCGTCAGCCGCCATGATACCGGCAGTTTTGAGAGCCGTAAGCAGCGCGTTCAGATCATCTTTCAGGCCAGCAATAGTAGTCGCGGTAGACGCTTCAACGTTTGCCGCCTGATGTACGCCGCCAAGCGTTTCTTCTCCGGCTTCGGGCAACTCATACGGTTTCAGCAACGCATCCAGCTTTTCTTTTTCCATCGTCGGCACAGCGCCGTAGACCTCATAAGTGCTGGTAGTCATGGCTGATTACCCCCGGCTGATGATGCGGGCGAAGGGGATCGCCTTGGACGGATAGTAGCCGCGAGTGGTGCCGTTGGTATCCTTTACGATGTCCCAGCGGGCAGCGGTTTCAAGCTGCGCATTGGTTGGGGAAACGATTGCGGTAGAGGGCTGGACGAAAGAAAAACCACGGGGCGCGTATACATGGCGCTGACGGGTGATCAGCCAATCTTCGCCGCCCTTGGTTTTGGGGTCGCGCCAGGTTTCGGAAGGTACCTTCGCGCCGCAGTCGCAGTAGTCGAACGCGCCCGCGCCGAGAATATAGGTGGTGTACGTGGTGTAGGTGTTGGGGGCAGTTCCAGCGGTGGCGGTGGGCGCGTCATCGTCCACGAATACGGTGCGGCCATTCCAGGAAGCGATTTTCAGCGGACGCTCAATGCCGTTGGGATCGGTGTACTTCCAGTATTCCAGCAGGCCGAGGTTTTCAAGGTTCGTCGCGACCACGCTGTGCATGATGGCAACGGTAAAGATGTCCTTGTTATCGCCGCCCGCTTTCTGCACGGCCTTGTTCAGAGTGCCAGCGCCAACAAAAGCGTCAGCGCCGCTGTTGCCGGTTTCGGCGGAAATATCCAGGGTGTGGCCGGTGGAGAAGGAATCGGTGGTAACGCCGAAGATGCCTTTCAGGATAGACAGCAGGTCTGCCATATCCACATCATCATAGTAATCGCCAACCTGAGAAGCGATTACTTCCATGAAGTCCTTGCCGGTGATGTCCTTGGTGAAGTCCATTTCCTTCCACGCCTTGGCGCGGCCCACAACGATCATGGACTGAAGGAAGGTTTCAAGGCCGGTAGCGGTAATATCGGTGTTGCCGTCATAGTTCAGGACGGAGCCGCCGATGCGCCCGGACATGGGGATGGTGATGAAATTGCCGCCGGTCTGCTCGGTCAGCATGGTTTTCAGTTCGGGACGGGTGCGAAGAACGCCAGCTTTCAGCAGCGCGTTTTGCTTTACCCGGGGAACGGTTTCCAGGTATTTTCCAAATACTTCACTATTAAAATTCTTGCTGTCAAAAACGCCCATTTCATCAGATCCTTTCTTTGATTATTTCCGAAGCCATTCAACGACTTCTGGGGCGGTGGGGTTCTGGTTCGCATAAGCCATTTTCTGGGTCAGGCTCATGGTGGCGAAAGCGGATTTGTCGATATGCGGAGGGTTGTCCACATCCGCGCCACGGTCGTTTTCCTCTTCCTTGTATTCGCTGTACTCGGTATCAACGTGCTTGATAATGTCTTGTTCGTTGGTGAAATGCCCGTTTTCGTCCAGGCTGTAGCCGTCCAGATTGGCGGATTCCAGCTTGCAAATACCGGCGCGGCGTTTGGCGCTGATTTTGGCTTTTTCCAGCACAGCCATGAAGGCTTCCTGCTTCTTTCCCGCCAGCGCGTCAGCGTCAATTTTGCGCTTAAAGGCTTCAAACGCTTCATGCTCCTTGGTGTACTTGCTTTCATAGTCACCGGCTTTCAGTTCGTTATACTTCTGCTCGATGCCGGAAAGGCGCGTCACATCGGATTGGAGCTTTTCGGCCTGCACTTTGAGCGCGTCCCGTTCATCCTTGATCGAATCAAGGACTTCTCGGTGCAGGGTGACAAGGCTGGTTTCAATTTCCTCGGTACATGCCTCACCGAGAATCTTGCGGATTTCAGACCGTGAGAAAGATTTCATATGTGTTTTCCTCCCATTGCTTCGGTGGCGATGCTTCGCCGTTTTTTTCGGGTCAGTGCGTTGCCCGCTATACACATTTTCACGCATCCCCAACCTCCGCGCACCTACAAAAATGTTAAATTTTCAAAATTGCGCTAAGTTTATAAAAAAATATAATAAAAAAACGCCCGGATAAACCGAGCGCGGATTATTGATTAAAAATGTTTATTTGATTTTTGCAAATTCTGTTTCTGCTATGTGTTTGTATTCTGAAATGTGTTCCTCAACAGCAGGGCGCAAATGGCGTTTTCCTTTCATTTTTCGCGTTCCAAACTCTTGGTATGGGGCATATTTAACACTGGTTCCTATAGTTACACTATCTCCATCAGGTGGCCTATGAGTATAGCTTCCAGATAAATATCCAGTACGCCATGGCGCTGCTTCTGCCGCGTAGTTTTCGCATGTGCCGCCCATGATCTCCAATGCGCGGTATTTTGCATCAGACACAGCGGCAAGCACGGCGGCACGGTTGCTTGTAAATAATACGCTTGACATGCTATCACCTCACATAACATCTTTTGCTATATTCAAGACTTTTTTTGTGCGTTTTTCCATGCTTTCCACTCTTTATAATTCATGCCTTTAATAAGCTTGCTTTCCGTCCTGTCCTCGTTATATGTTCTTCTTTGCGTTGCCTGCGGGTTATAATATTCCGGGTAAATGTATTTCAATCTGCATCGGCAATTATATACATCGGCTGGGTGCGCATGGAAATCGCCAGGGTACATTATTTCCCCGAAATCGGAATGAAAAGGCTCGTCAACTTCTGCTATCTGCCAATCAAGGTTTCTATGGGAATCTCTTGTTTTGCTATCCAAATGCGCCATCCATTGTTTCTTTACGTTGATTCCTCTTTGCTGGGCTTCGTGCATTGTTTCCCAACGCCCAGCGCTTTGCGCCCCTGTCATCGCCGTCCGCGCATACCGCGTCATGGCCTCCATGTTATCGCTGCCTACCTGCCGCGCTATCCGTTTTGCTATTTCCGGTATTCCTTCACCCTGAATAATGCCCTGCGTGACAGCGTTTGCGATCTTGGTTCTGTTCCACGCCTTATCCTTTGCGCCGTTCACAACCTTGCGCGGGAGCAATTCTGGCTGTTCCTTAATCAGCCGTGTCACGGTAGCGCTGTCGTAAATCCCGAACGATAAATCCATGCCAGCGTCATGCTCCAACGAATACGCCTGATAGGTGGCGTTTTCCCCGAATACGGCGCGTTTCTTCCCTTCCACAATGTCATTAGCCTGCTGGTTCGCATACAGCAGGGAAGTGGCAACAGAATCAACCTTGTCTTTCCATTGCTTGCTGATAAACACTTGCCCGCGCAGCCATGCCTTGTATGATTCCGGCGAAAGCGTCCCGGCTTCTACCTGTGCGCGTTTCACTTTATCAAGCGCATATAGGCGCTTTGTGTGCGCATCCAGCTTCTTGATTATATCTTCCTGCGCTTCCCGGTATATAGCCCGAAAACGGCGCTCTAATTGCGCCTGAGCCGCATCCGTGTATCTTGTTCCAGCATCGGCCATATATTACGCCTCCTGCTGTTCGTCCCCGCTTTCGGGCTGTTCATCGTCAAACCTTGTTGCACTTTCCTCATCGGAACGTGCTAATATATCGTCTATCTCGTCAACGGTAATAAATGGCAGCTTTTTGATTACAGTTTCTTTGTCAAGAACGCTGGATGCAAGCATGACAGTTTCGGTCTGCTCCTTCTGGTTGACAATCTGGGAACGCTTGAAGATCGGTACAGAAGAAATACCCATAAGGGAAAGAATCTGCTGTACAAACTCGATGATCTGAAATTCAAACGCATCTGCTTCCTCGTTCATCGGTTCATATGCAGCTTCAATTTCCGTTGCGGTTTTCTGACCGCCAGAAACATTCGTTACATCCAATGCGCCGAAATCATCATAAATTTGTTTGCGGGTTCGTGTCAGGTAACTTTCGCGGGATTCGTGCGGTACATCCTGCGTATACGGAGTAGTCTTGCTGTTCCCGTCATCTGCGTTCACAATGTGTTGCAGTTTCAGCCGGTCACGGAACTTATTCAGGTCACCCGCGTCCATGCCCATAGCGTTGTCAATGATCCAGTATATTTCCGCGCAGTCCATCAGGTCATTGGCAAAGCCGGATTGAATCAGGTCATAGCTGTCGATTGCTTCCCGCATCCCTATCAACGTGCTCTGTTTGAGCTTACTGCCGTACAGCGGCACGATGGGAAGGTTGCTGTAATTGCTTTCGCCTACAACTTCCTCACCGTCAGCAATGGAGCGCCGAACCTTCTGCACATAGGCGCGTTTAGGCTGGTATTCCTGCAAATCAAGGTCGGTAGAACCTTCCCGCGTGCGGTATTCGGTATATCCATCTTCTTCGTAAAGGACAGCATTTACAGGCTTTACGCCCCAATTCAGCGACCAGAACCGGATTCCGGCCATGAGCTTGCCGGTGTACTCGTCATACAGCGGGCAAAACTCAGTAACAGGGAAGCAATGCAGAGTGTCCTTGTTCCAAAATCCGAACGTTACACCGTGAATCAGCGCATAATATCCGCAGGTGTAAAGCGTATTATCGAACTTGTCACCAAGGCGGGCTTTGATCGTGTCTGTTTTCTGCCCTTCCTTTGTCGGGAAAGAAATGCCATTTGCCAGGGAATAGCTGCATCGCTGGTTATTGAGCCGATGGAAGAAGTTGCTGGAAATATGGTTGTTGCTGGAATACTTGTCTTCGGCCTTGTTCCCGATTTCGTCATATAGGTATTTTGTGTACTGATTGATGGTGCGGTTCTGCTGCCTGTCGTACTCGTCCGCGATTACGGCGGTTGTGTAGGTTTCGGCAGAGCGCCACGCCATGATAGCGTCCCGGATAAACGGGATTTTATCACCGCCCGCCGCAATGAAATCCTGATAGGTTTTTACCATGTTTTATACCCCCAATGATTTATTATCAGGACGGTGCTTTGTCCCGTGTTACTTGAATAAAACAGAATGATAATCCGTGCCGCTTCTGCGGTCATATATCCGCGCCATGCTGGCGGCGCTGTCCGGGCAGTCATCATGCTCCGCGTCCTCGGTATAGTCCATAATCTGGTTTATGTATTCCCTGTCCGTCCCTTCCAGCCATACGATATTGGGCCACCATTTGCGAAGGTATGAAGAAATCTTGATGTACTTGTTCTCTTTTTCGTGATAAATGGCTGGCCTTGCCCCCAGGCGCTTGATTTCCTTCGCCAAGTACCCTTTATCGCCGTTATCTTCGCAGTATACCGGGGCACACATCAAACGCTGGGCTTCCGCTATGCAGGCTGGGAGAACGGTATCAACGTGCTTTTGCCATGCCCTGCCGTACATGTACAGCTTATCGCCCACACGCTTTCCGCACGTGAACGCCGTCCAGTCTTCGCCGCCGTATGCCGCGTCAATGTGCGCCATGCCATCCCGGAAAATGGATTCGTCATCGGTGAACGTGGGCGGTATGGTGAACAGCGCGTTTTCGCTGGCGATATGCTGTAATTCATAGTTGGCGGCGAACAGGGACGGGGCCATGCTCTGGCGCAGGGTTTCAATCTGTTCTTTGCTCAACAGCCCGGTATGGTAGCAGTCAAACTTCATCGGCTCCGGCATCAGCGTGAAGCAATCTTCCTTGTGCCACGGGGTGCCTGTGTTGATGATCCTGCCGCCCCGGTTCTTGATATTCTGCAATTCCATGTAGACGGCCTTCGTCCTGTCACGCTCGGCCCTGCTCTGCCTGTCTTTTAGGTTCACAATATCGTCCGTGATAATAATATCCGCGTGCTTGCCCGTCAGACTGCCGCCGATACCGATACCCAGCAATTGAGCAGACCCACGCGGGGCATTATAGGCGCTTGTGGTGATCTCCGTGTTGGTGCTTTTGATGATTTCCAATTGCGTACCCGTCAAGGCAAGGAAGATTTCCTGCATAACCGGGCTTTGCAATATGCGGTCAACGTTCTGCACCACTTCTGCCACGTCATTATCGGTTTTGCGCAGGAAGATAATATTCTTCCCGCGCTCCTTCATCATCAGCAAGGCAATTCCCACGCACAAGCACGTGGTTTTGTAACTGCCACGGTGCGCCTGTAATGTGCCGTCCTTTTGCCCGGTGACAATCCAGCGTATCCATTCGCCGTGAAGGTTCGGCTTGAAATCCTTATACCCCAGCGCCCAGCCAAGGGCCGCAGGATGGGCAATTAAAGCGCGTGCCTTGTCCTGTACCGTCATTCGGCATCGCCGCCAGAAAGCCCCTGAAAGGCCGCATCAAGCGCGGAGAAATCAGCGGATACAATGTTCACATTCTCCACGGGTTTTTCGCCTATCGTGTCCCGAATGATCTCGTACGCTTTTGTGTTGCCGGAAAGCGCCTGTTTAATCAGCGCGGCAGAAAGCGCGGCCTGAGTGCCCATTGTGCGGCCTGAGTTCTTGTCCGTGATTTCTTCCCGCAATAGGGTCAGAAGGTCTTCCCGCAATGTTTTGCGCTCTTTCGCCTTTTTCTGGCTGTTTCTCCCGCCGTTCCTGCCTATTTCCCGCGCTCGTTCGCCCGGTTCAAAAGGCTTACCGCGCGGAAGCGGTTGCCCGTTCACGGGAGACACGGGCCGCTTGCTGGTATCTGTCATAAATCAATAACTCCTTTTCCATCCGGTGTATGTGTTTCAGCAAATCGCGCCGATGGTGCGGGCCTGCGGTTTTAAGTTCCTGCTTGGCTGCACGGATGGCGGCTTTGTGCTGGTCTCTCATGGTTTCAGCCATTGGTCATATACCTCCGCTGATACCTGAGCCATCATAACGGGTGGAACGCTCATGCCTGTTATAAAGTTTACATCTTGATTGCCAAAATCATAGTCCTGCGGAAACGTCTGTATATTTCTCTTATCACCTGCAGATTGCCGCATACCATCATAACCGCGATACGATTCTGAGCCACTTACGTTCGTGTGTGCAATGCAATCATCCCAATCTATCTTTTGTAGGAATCCGCTGCATTTTCTTCTTGCTCTCAGGCTTATATCCGCAAGGTCTTTATCTTTTGGTGTCCTTTTAGCAAGCAATTCCCCTGCTACACTTTTCGGATCAACAAATATTCCTTTTTCCGTTCGCACTTCACCAAACACAATCGGCTTTTCGTCAAACTGCAATTTCAGTTTCGGAAAGCCCTGGTCCTTGCGCTGGGCAATGAAGAAGCACCTTTCCCGCTTCTGCGGCACACCCATGAACGCGGCGTTCAGCAAGAAAAGCTGTGTTTTATATCCTGCCGCGTCAAATGCCTTGAAAATCTCATTGACATAGCCTTTGGCGTTTCCTTTGAGCAGGCCGGAAACATTCTCGGCAATCACAACACGCGGTTTCAGCTTTTCCGCAATCTGGATGAAATAGAAAAACAGGTCATCCAGTTTTTGCTTTGCCTGTCCTTCCCGGAAAACCTTTTCTTTGTTCCAGCCCTTTTCCCGTTCTCCTGCTGTGCTGAATACAGAGCAGGGCGGCGAACCGTCCAGAATATCAAGGTGGAAAAGTTCTTCTGGCAGGTCCGCGTCTGGGATTTTCAGAAAGTCCCGCACATCCATCAAATACGGGTATTTCGGATGATTGTTTTTGCGGTATACTTCCATCACTCGCGGGTCAATCTCTACGTTTCCAATCACGTCATA